GATGGACAATGCCTATCAGGAATTGGGGAGAAGCGTTAAACCAATTCGCGCTCATCTACGGAGACAGAGTCCCGTTATGAGATATTTTTCGTTTTACACAAAAAAAATTAAAAGTTCTTAAATAATTCTAAATTATATTGTAAACCTGATAAATTAAAGGAGGTAAACATGTCAAAAACAACTAATCTCAAAACATTCGGTACTGTACTTTATTCATTTATCGACAAGTATGAAATAAACTCGTTAATCGTTTCAAATGCTTTAAATGTAACATATCAATCAGTAGCGGTCAGATCGTCAAAAAAGTAATTTTTTACATCTATAAATTAAAAACAATAAGGTATATAATTTTTATACATTATATTTTATATTTTTGGAGAATAAGAAATGGTTATTTTTAAAGACGATCTTCGGCATAACATTTTGATAGAGGAACTTATGAAAAGTGGAAAATTAACACAGGAACAAGTAGATATGGCAATGTCAAATGCTCTTATTTATTTTTCAGAGCATGGTTATCCTCCATATGATTCCTTTGATGTTTATTTAAATTCATTTATAAAAACATTTGAAGGAATACTTACACCTGATGAAGTTATTGTTATGGCAGCAAAAGCAATTGAGAATGAAACGAAGAAATAACATTTCTTTGATATAGCGTATCTTATTAACATTGTTCAAAATATTAAATTATATTAGTTTGTAAAATATAAGTATTTCCAATATATATTCTGCTAATAAGTATGTTTTTTTAGTCAGGAAACATGAGAGAAAGCGTCTGTAAATTCGTAAGCTGTGCGAAAAATCAAAAATCGCCTGCTCTGTTATCTTTTAAGAAGTCCGCCGCGGTTTATAGGCAGCCGCGGAATTTATTATCAGTAGCGGCTATGAAATTATGTGCAAATAATAACGTTAGTCAAAATCCAACCTTCATTTGTTTTTTCTCTGGAGTATTTATTTTTATAAAGTATGTTATGCGCTATATATAATATTTTTATTTTTTCCTTGACATGCTATACAATCATATAGTATAATTATAATATCACCTAACTAACCATGAGTAATATTTTTACTCTTGACTGTCCGCCGTATGGTAGGCATAGAAAATATATTTTCCGGAGTATTTTATGTACGACAAAAACGATTTGCAATATTTTGAACGTTCTTTTGTTCGTGATCCCGACAGGCATTATAAATCATATACAAGAATGAATATAAATAGTAATTATGGTCATTCACCTTTGGTATATACGCCGCGGATTACCGCAGAAGCGTCAGCAGCAATCAGGCGTTTATCATGGTCCTCAAAAAAACCAATGACTAAAACACTTAACGCTTTAATAATGGCATTACCAGCCATTATTGAAAAATCAAAAATATGTTTATCTTGCCATGATAAAGAAGATTGTATTTTTAAGCGTTACTACACCGCAGCAGATAAAGAAAATCTTTTATCGGCATTATAACATCAATCCCTGTCCTTCCTTGCGGCGTATGCTTCCGGTAAGGACAGGAAAAAATGAGCAAAATATTTCATTGCTTATATTATAGGTGTATATAAAGACTACACCGAACCGCCGCCAGTATTGGACAGCGGACAAAAAAATCTATTTTAAGGAGAAAAATATGGCAGTAGGCAGAGCAGATTATCATGAACGAAAAGAAAACAAAATAGACAAGTTCAATGCCAGGGCAAGAAGGGCAAGCATTGAAGCAAATCAGGAATTTAACAAAGCTAGTAATATGGGCAGCGTTATTCCTTTCGGTCAGCCTATTTTAGTGGGACACCACAGCGAAGGATCGCACCGCGCATTATTAAAACGAATAGACAACGCCCACCGCAGAGCCCACGAAGCAGACGAAAGAGCGGAATATTATCAGCACAAAGCAGAAAGCGCAGAGAACAACTACGCGATAAGCAGCGATGATACAGAAGCAGTAAACCGCTTAAAAAGCAAATTAGCAGAATATGAAAAAACTAAAGAATTTTATAAAGCCGTAAATAAAGCATGGAAGCAAGGCGCAGACGCTCTTTATAAATTAGGTTTATCAGACACAGACATTGAAAAATTAAAAAGCGGTATGTATTCACATCAAACAAAACCATTCGCAACATGGCAATTAAACAACCTAAACGCAGAAATCCGCAGAATAAAACAACGCATGGAAGAACTAAACAGACTGGATCAAATGCATGAAGAAAGTGTCAAATTTTCAAACGGTGAATTGCGTATCAATATAGAAATTAACCGTATTCAATTTGTTTTTGATGAAATACCGCCTGAAGAAACCAGAAAATTATTAAAATCTCATGGTTTCAAATGGTCTCCATTAGAAAAGGCATGGCAAAGACAAAGAACGTTAAATGCCATGTATACAACAAAATGGCTGTTAAAAAACCACTTTCAAAAACAATAAAAAATCAACCGTCCGGAGTTACCTCTGGACGGTTTTAAACTTCTTTTACTAACTTGCTTTAGTTTTTAGTACAAGTATATTTCCTTTCGGTCGAGTAACCAAAAATCCATCACGTTTACGGAACCGCAGAAACAATTCACCGAATTCAAGGCTCTCTGTAGTACCATCAAATTTTTTAATCTCAATTCCTTTTCGGTTTCCGTGTTGAATTCTTTTAGGGTTCATAAAAACAGCGAACGGTTGATCCGCTTTAATGTCCGCAATTTGCGGCAGTATATTAACTTCATGATATGGGTACAAATCTAACCGCCCAGGCATAGCCTCAGTAGGCCGCCGCCAAATCGGACGGCCTGTTGTATCTTCAATGTTGGCAATATGATTGAGTACAGTTTCATTGAGAAACCATGAGCAGTCTTTCCGCTCTTCTGCTGGAATTTTATATACAGCGTCCCTGAAATCCTTCCAGGTTAGATCATTGATAGAATTTCCCGTGATAGTTACTTCCGTAACATCGGAACAAGCCATCGCGCCAGTGAAAGGATCATCAGAAGTTAACAGACATTGACGGTCGAATTCTTGTCCGTAAACTTCTATAAATTCCTCGATAAATTTTTGCCCCAAATCGACAAAAACATCTTCCTCGAATTCATCAAACCATGGAATGTAGCCAGCGAGAGTATAAGCCTTTAACTCGACACGCTCCGCACCCTTCGGCTTCGAGCCTTTGATCTGCTGACCGTAAGCCGTAAGCCAGTGAAGCTGAACGCCGCCTCTGTCTCTTGTAGGCAGGAAAACAGAAGGACCGAGCATAGGACGATGACGAACTAAATTCATCATTACAGATTTTTTAGTGGCTTCAGTCATAATCTCCGTTTCATAAATCGGATTGATTAGGTACTGTTCATTAGTTGCCATGTTCCCCATCGGTTCTCCAAGAGCGGCTTTTGATACTTGCCAACCTTTTTCACTCCATGACACCTCTTTAGGATTAGTCCAGTTATCAGCTTTCAAGTTAGGTGAAAATGCCAGTTCAGCCAGAGTTTTATTATTCCCCGACCATGCCGCAGCAATCCCCTTACCAAGATTGAAAAGTAATTCACGCCTTGATAATTCTTTGGGACTTGAAACCTGTCCTTTGATTTCTTCCCGTAAAGCCTTAACCGTTCCTTTCAGAGCTTCCACTTCCGCAATTTCCTGAACGGTAAATGTTTCAAGTGTTTTAACAATTCCCTCCAGAATAACTTCCTTCTCCTGAAAATAAGCCGTAGCAGTTTCCGTATTGGTGAAACCAGTCAACTCAATTTTCTTCATTTCAGCAATTTTCTTTTTAATTGCTTTTAACAATTCGTCCATAAATTTCTCCTTAAATGTTATTTATAAAATTTCCCCAAAATGGAGAAACATTATTACTCTTTTCTTTGTTATTTATTATTTCTTTTTTATTATTTGCTAAGGCGTAAGGATTAGCCGGAACATTACAAATTGAGAATTCCAAAAGTTCCTGTTTACGAAAAATTAAAGCAGTGCCGTCTTTACCGCCGTTCGGCGCATCCTCTTTTGACGGTATTTCAATCTCCAAAACACGGAAACCGACAGAACCAGCCCTGATAACGCCAGCTTTTACACGTTCCCCAATCGACCAGCCAAATTGATCAAAATCTTTACTGTTAAAGAAAACAACGCCATGTAAACCATTGTCATCAATCGTAAGGTTTTCAATCTTCCCAATCGCCGGAATATCGTACCTGTGCGCCCATTCAACAACCGGATTTTTTAAGTATTGCTTAAGATCCCAACCAGCAGGATCGATGCGCTCATCAAATCTATCAAGGTCAAAAGTTGATAATGTCCACGAATAACCATTACTCTCATTTTCTTGTGTTAGCTGAAACGGAACAGAAGTTATTAATTCAACATCTGTTGTAACGTTCTGGATACCAGCCGCTTCTTTTTTCAAACCAAAAAAATCACGCAAAGATACAACATTTTCCGTCCTGTACTCTCTGCTCTTAGTTATGACAACCATAATCAACCCTCCAAAATATAAGTCTCTTGCTCTTATCTCACTTCTCACTTTTATTAATCATCATATCTCTCGCCCAATTAATAACTTCAATTCTTTTCTTAAAACCGGTTTTCCTGAATATATTTTTTTTGTGAAAATGAACAGTATTAATACTTATATATAATTCATTAGCGATCTGACTATCAGTCAGATGTAAAAAATTTATTACCTGTCTTTCTTTTTTGGTTAATGGAACATTAAATATAGGGTCTGCTGTACCGCTGTTACTTACCATTGATGCATCTATAGGGCAATAAGGTTCACCCAACATAAAATTAAATAATATTTTATTCACCACTTCGCTTTTCTCTCTTAAAGAGAAAATACTTTCATCTCCTGCGTTAATAAACCTTGCAATGGAAAAAGGCGTAATCTCAACAGCAGTCCAGATTATTATATGTAAGTTTTGATTAGTTCTTTTAATTTTATGCATATATTCATCAGTAACATTGTTGTGATAACAGTTTTCAATAAAAATATATCTTGGATAATAATTGTTAATTTTTATAAATAAATCTGTGTCATTACTTACGGAAAAAACACGAAAATGTATATCAATAAGTTTTACACTCAACATATCTGCGAGACAGCCGCCGGTGGAAGCAATGACAACAGAATTATTAGTCATGTTCCCCCGCTGTCATTTACAGTTACAAGATTTTTTGGCTTATGCCATACATTGCCCCATGGTTTAGGCTCTTTGCCTCTCTCCTTCAAAACATCATTAATTGTTTTTATACCTGCGTTTATCTCCGCAATATCTCTCCTGCTCTGTGCGTCTTCGCTTTCCTGTAATTCCGGTATATCCCATAAATCAAAAACTCCTCTCTCCTGTAATCCAAAGCGAATAAAAAATTGACTGTCTAATATTTGCTCAAATTGATGTAGCAATGGGATTAATGTATATTTCCAAAAAGCTGAATGTTGCTCTTGCGTATCTTTACCGGATAACGCCGATGTTTTATCGTGAATATTGGCAACTCTGGGAGGTATACCGTATTTAGCAAGTATCGTGTAAAGGTTCCATCTTTTTAATTCAAAAAGTTTTACAACTTCGGGAGTAAAAGAAAGCGGCTCAAAATTTGTGCCTTTATCGAGAACAGCAATTTTTCTGCCAGCCTTTACCGCTCCATATTTGCTTTCCCATCGGCGCTCAAGTTGATCCGCTTCTTCCGGTCTTAGAGTTTGCTCTGTTTTTAAAATTCCCTGCGGGATTGCGTTGTTTTTTAGTAATTGTGAATTTGATTTATTAGCGTAATAATCCTGTTCCAGTTCATTTGATAATGACAATAGAGGATTAACACCGCGAATAGGATTATAAGGATTCCACTCACGGAAATGTATTATTTCATCGGAAAGTATCGGTATTAGTTCAGAGCCGGCATGATAGAACCATCTGCGGACTTGCTTCTTAAAATGCACATCAAGCCCGCCCATAATATCGCTTTCATGGCGTAATTTACGAGGATCAAGTATGTATATCTCATGCGGAATACCGCCTGAATAATCGTCACCGAACCACCAAAATGCTTCACCTTCAAGAAGCCACCATGCCGCCGTCTCCTTCCAGAGATCATATTTATTTAATGTTTGATTAGGTTTGCGGAATAAATTATATATTTTTCCGCTTTCAATATCATCACCGCCTCTCTTTATGCAAAAATCCGCCCGCGCGATATTGCGTATTAAAATATTAATCGCAATATTCACCCAGGCATTGAGTAAATAGGGATCATTATACTGGTCTCTATTATAAAATATAAATGAATCATCATAGTCAGGCAAGGATAAAATATCTTTAACATTTTCATTTTTAATAGTTTTATTTTTAATCTGTAGATTGTTATTTTGTCGCTTACGGTTTGGTAATATTTTATTTAATAAATTCATAACATTACTACCCCATACTGGACATCAGAAAATATCGCATAACGCAATGCGTCAAGATAATGGTCATTTACCTTTACAATCTCTCCTTCTTCATCACGGCAGTAATCCCATATTTCAGATAACACTCCGGTACATTTTTCATAAACAAAAAATTGACCTCTTTCAATTTTCGCGTTGATATAATCAATGCCGCTGTCTACAGAATTATTTGCTTTAACACCTCCTGTTATTTCTTGTATCCGCTCTCCTCCGGCAGGATCGCAATAGACAGGCAGTCCCATACCATCAGGACAGTCAAACCAGCCTCTTGCAGTTACTTCATAATTAAAACTTTTAGTAGTCATATTAAACGCGCCATAGTCGCATAACACATAAATAGTTTCGCCAAGCCACGCGATTTTTACAAAAGTAATGTTAAGCCCGAAATCCTGTCCTGCGGCGTATCTGTCAAACTTTTCAGGTAGTTCAGAAACTTTTAAAATCATACTTTCATCAAAGCGGTCATATATAACGCCCTCTGCCTTAACCCATAAACCGTCACGGAAACGGGCTTTTTGTTTTTCTGGCAGAACATCAAGAATGTCAGAAATATAATCTTCCGGCAGATTTTCCCTGTTATCTTCTGGATTAAGAAGCATAGAAGCGAATAATTCTGGTTTCTCTATTGGTTCACCAGTTTGAAAAGTCTTTTTCAAAACAAATATTTTATAAGCCCAATGAAGCGGAGACCCGGGGTTGCAGTCATAGAAAAAAAGATTTTTACAACCTTGAATTCTCATTGCAAGACGCGAATAGGCTGTTGTAACAGCAGCATAGGAAAGCTGGCTAATCTCATTAAAATAAATAGTGTTATACTCATGTCCTAAAATCTTATCCGTCTGTTCTTTATCTCCCAAACCTCCAATCCAAATTTCAGAACCGTTAAAAGAGTAATAACGCTTTCATGCGTCAAATATGTATAACCTGATTTTCCAACAGTATTATCCAGCCACGGAAAAAGCGTCTCTCTCAAAACCGATGAACGCGCGTCCTTAGCTCTGAAACGGCATATCAAATGCCTAGAACCTGCATACATCAAAGCGCGAAAAATAATCGCCATAACTAATACTGTTGTTTTACCGGAACGAGAACCGCCGAAAAGTAAGATATGTTTAGCCCCGCTTTTTAGAAGTATAAGAGCTTTACGCTGTACAGCAGTCGGTTTAAAAACAACAGATGTATTCATATTTATAAACCTTGAAAATCCGATACAAAATTAAATTCACCCTGTTTAGGTGTGGAGTTTCGGCTTGCCGAAACTCCAAGGCAATCTGCGTTAGCAGATTGCCACGCCTCCCGATCAGCTTTAACTGCAGTCTGTACCCAATCAACAACGCCGCTAATCGGTAAATCTTCAGGCTTCATCGTATCCAGTTTTTTATTCACAACATCAAGCATTTTCCCCGTAACTTCCCGATGTTTTTCCGCTTGCGCTTCAATCGTTTTTCGGTGTTCATTCTGTTTCATTTGCTCAATGTATCTGTCATAGTCTGCGGCTCTTTCCTTCCAGCGATAGTCAGCAGCCCATTTACGCCATGAAGCGTAACTTTGCGAATAAGCGCAAACAAGGTATGAGTTATCCTTAACGCTTTCAATCGCCTTTTTTACAGACCTGTTAAAACCCAAATCACGATAAACAACAAAAGCGGCGAACGCTTCGGTGCTTTCTTTAGGAAGCATCTCCCAACTGTCAAAAGGCATTTGTTCGGCTTTTACTTCTTCATAAATCCTGTCAAAACTTTTCATTGGTGATTTACTCCGTCAGTGAAAAATAAATCTGTTTTATTTTCAAATGTTTTATTTTTTTTATTTTTTTGATGTAATTCGTCTAACCATTCGTCAATTTTCTTTTTAGAAAACCGAACCGCATCGTCAATTTTTAAAAAAGGAATACTATTGCTCATAACCTTATGCCGCAGAGAGCTTTGCGATAATTTGAGATAGGCAGACAAACCTTTATAACTCATAACATCATCAGCAGCCGTTTCTGTTTCCTTCATACTTCCTCCGCTTTTAATTTCCGTTTGTACAAATTCTGCTATCTGCCAGTTCAAAAGGAAACTATCATTTCTGGTAGGTATGCTAAAAATGAAAAGCCAAAAAAAAGCCGCTTCCAGTCAGAAAAACCCAACCGGAAACGGCTATTTTTTATTGGTAGTTATTCTATGCTGATGTCTTTTTTTTGGTTTTAATAACTTTCGCCTTTATTATTTTAATTTCAGGCGCATTTTATGAAACTACGTTTCATATTCGATTTAATGTGCGGTTATTCAACCGCACGAATCATAGGTTGAATAGCTAAAAGATTATTTTGAACATCAACAACCTCAGAAAATTGTTTAGTATCAAAATGAGTATAATGTTCCGTCATTTTCAATGATTTATGACCAGTAACTTTCTGCACCTTACTAAGACCAACATTAGAAGTCAGTAACAGAGTATTCAAGAAATGCCGCCAGGCATGGAACGATAAGTTTCTTTTCAATTTTTCCTCATAATTTATATTGATTTTCTTTAACGCATGAGTAAGACCTTCATTCAGCCAGTCATTAGAAATCGGTGTATTACCGCAGTCAACAGAAAATACATAACCGTTTTTGTTTTCAGCCAGTAAATCATCAAGCATTTTTCTCATAGCCGGAGAAATGGGAATACTGCGATCATGCTTAGTTTTAGTATGATCAATATATTTATTCTTCAAATATTGACCATGAACATGGATATATTCATTAAAAACCATATCACAGCGTAAACCACGAAGCTCTCCAATCCTCAAACCAGTACAAGCCGCCAAAAGATTAGCCTTATAAACAATTTCTTTATCCCAAATACTAGACCAGTCAACAGGAAACAAACTTTTGAATTCATCGGCGGTTAAAATAACTCTGATGGCTTCCTCTTTTTTCAATTCCTTTACACTATCGCAAGGATTAGTTTGTAAAAGATTTTGTTTCACAGCTTCGCCCAACATAATTTTCAAAGTGAAAAGAGCCAGATTGATAGTTTTCGCTTTCAACAGTTTTTTTTGATTAACCTCGATTATTTCATTTCCGTTTTCGTCAAATGTTTTCTTTTTCTTTCTTCTCTTACTCTCATTTCTTACAGTTCCTTTTTCCCTCATAAACAAAAGCCAGTTTTCAATAACCAAAGGCGTAATTTCATCAAGTTTAAAGTTTGCAAAATAGTCTTTAATGTGGTTTTTAAAATTAGCCTGATAGATAGTAAGAG